ATTTGCAGCATTCTGGATGCACAATCCAATTCAGCTAAATGAACGTGCCACACTATCTCCACAGATATTTATTCTGGGCTCACCAGTATCATATAATGATATGACCAAGTTTACCTTTAGTGATCAGTTAAGTGCTATGGTCGGTAACTCGGTTGATTACAAAATTACCAAAAGATTTGGTCTAACGGGTGCACATCGTGTAATGGTCCCATCAACAGGCAAGCCGTTACATTTCTTACTTATCGGTTCACGAGTAACACTATAGGAGTAGTTATGATTAAGAATTTAAGTTTTGCAGAACAAAGTGCATTATTTGCACGCTTTAGTAATTTAGCATATGAAAAACCAGAAGATGCAAAGAAGTTATTTGTTAAAGCTGGGTTTGATGGTGTAACGTATTATGGTAATGATGGTAGTAATGCATATGTAGTAGAAAGTAAAGATGATGTAGTAGTCATTTGTCGTGGAACCGAAGTGAAGGAATGGAATGATATTAAGGCTGACCTCAGTATTGCATTAACACCATCACGCACTGGTATTGGTCGTGTACATCGTGGGTTCCGTACATATACGGACAAGATATGGGAACCAATTAAAATACATATTAGTCCAATCAAGAACAAAGATATTTGGTTTACTGGACATAGTTTAGGTGCGGCAATGGCAACCTTAATGGCTCGTCGTTGTGTATTAGATATTAGTATGAGAGTTCCTACCTTATTTACTTATGGTAGTCCACGTGTTGGTGACCGTGATTACATTGATGAATTCAACGGACACATCACACATCATCGTTGGGTCAATGATGGTGATATTGTAACCAAAGTTCCATTTGCTCCACTTTATTATCATTGCGGTACTATGCATCATATTAGTAAAGATGGTAAGGTAACCGTAGAATACGATAGAAAAATTAGTTGGGCTCGCGTTTTATCATTGCTTCTTCCACACGGTATCTTTAAGCTGATTGCGGGAGACGCACAGGACCACTCATCAGTAGGATACACAGAAAAATTATTATTTTGGTCAATTAACGATATAAAGTAATATTTATTATTAGTTGTTAAAGACGGGGGTTGACTTTTGTTGACCTCCGTTTTACTTTTGTATAGGAGGGGTAGTATGTTTAAACCTTTTATTATGTTAGTTGCGATGATGTCGTTCCAGCAACTAAAGATTAATAAGATGCCACTTCCACCACGAGGGATACGAGATAGCACGCAAAACTATATCGTGATACACAATGATGGTACTAATATGACTGCAAGACAAACGCACGGTGTATTACGCAGACGTAGATTGTCGTATCATTACTTTGTGGCACGTGACGGAAAGATATATGAATATGTAAATCCAAAGTATATTGCTCGTCACGCTGGGATATCGTTGTTCGATGGTATTAAACTCTGGAACAACTTTAGTATTGGTATCTGTTTACAAGGTATGAATGGATTGATGTATAGCGACCAACAATATGAAAGTTTGAGTAAGTTAGTACAACAACTTCACAATAGATACCCAGATAGTAAGACACGACCGATACTGACACATGCACAAGTTGCGTTTCCATTTGGTCGTAAGAAAGACCCTGGTGAAACGTTCGATTTAACAAGAATAAAACTTGATAGTATTTAAACGAGGATAAAGGTTATGATTAGATACGCTGATGTAATTGTAGATTTACAGGCGGGTGATACTGGTAAGGGGAAAGTTGCCCATGCACTCGCTAACAACTATGATTTAATCCTTCGATATAATGGTGGTTCTAACGCAGGTCACACAGTCTATCACCATGGAAAGAAGGTTGTGACGCATCTTGTTCCTATTGGTGTGTTGTTTGGTATTCCAAGTGTGATTGGATTTGGATGTGTTGTGAATCTTAAAAAGTTAGAAGAAGAAATTAAAGATTTAAATAAAGCAGGATTCAACACCGATGGGCTAATATTTGTTGATGAACGATGCCACCTGGTATTAGATAAACATATTGAAGAAGATAGTTCCGATAGTAAAATTGGAACCACTCGACAAGGAATTGGTCCAACCTATCGTGATAAGTATAACCGCACAGGTATGCGGATGAAGGATTTGGGTATCCAACCTTCTTCACTATTCTCTGTTATTGATACTTATGAGTTATTCCATAACAAGCATAACGACTGGCGTATCTTATGTGAAGGTGCACAGGGATTTCAAATTGATGTTGATTGGGGTGATTACCCATACGTGACCAGCTCGCATTGCACGATTGGGTCAGCGGTTCTGAATGGAATTCCTCCACAAAAAATACAGAAGGTTATTGGGACGATGAAAGCGTATGAAACATATTCTGGTTTCAAGACTACATTTCAAGATGAGAACGACCCGATATTACAGAAGATACAAGAAGTAGGTGGTGAGGTAGGCGCAACCACAGGTCGTAAACGTAAGGTTCGTTGGTTGGATTTAGATGGTGTCATTAAAGCAATCAATATCAATGGTGTGACAGACCTCATCATTAACAAAGCTGATATTTTAGAGCAGGTTGGTGTGTTTCGTTATGTGTATGAAGGTGAGTTGCGTGAATGTAATACACTAAATCAAATGATATCAGAGGTACGGAATATATTGTATGACGTTACCCAAGTAAAAAATATTGTTTGGTCAATGACGCCTAATGGGATCTAACTACTATTTACTATAGTAGTACTTGACAAAATTTTAACCGAGAGTTAAGATGAAGAAGTTAGATAAGTTTGTAGTACCTGTAAATGTTATTGTTTATGGGGAAGATGCGGAGGATGCGGTATCATATGTAGAAGAAGCATTGGATGTTAGCTCGTTTATCACAGAAGATGGTCTAATCGGAGCAGAGATTATGACCGATGATGTCGAACTTTTTGACGAGGGTTACGAAGATGATGATGCAGACTATGAGGACGAAGATTAATTGGTCGAATGTGAAGTTTTGGACGTTGATTGTAGGAATTGCAGCATTCACGTTGTGGAATATGAACAACGATATAAAGTCCGCAGAGCAGTATAAAAGTATAGCGTGTCCATCACTATTCAGTATCGCACGTTCTTCTCGTGATACCTTGATTGTGATGAAGAATGTAGATGTATGTAATGACTTTATGATGGAAAATCTAAAGTGAGGTTTTTATGGACGCGATAGATTATGAAAAAACTGGATTTATCAAAGGTGCTAATGCACGAATGAAAAACTCTGGATATAAAGTTTTATTGGTATCCAACCCAAAAACGGACGAGGTAGATGGAAAAACTCGTGCTTGGGTTGCTATGGAGTTTGACACGCATGTTAGATATTTAGCTATAATGGATGATTTAGAATTAATTTAATTGGTTATGTCCACTAATAATCAGTTGTAGTATGAAACATAAAGCAGCAATCAATATAGTAATTACAATTGTGTTTATGTTGGGTGTATTGGTTGGAACACTAATGCACGGACACGTAATGTGGCATGATGTGGTTGCCGCAATGATTGCTGGTATTATATTCGGTGGTATTTTATTCACCCAATTTAGACTAATTATACGAAAGGTTCTGCAACTATTTACTAAGAAGAAATAATGGCAGATCCAACTATACTTTCACCAGAAGCCACAACCGCAGGTGTAGCAGCGATTGTTGGTGGTGTCGTTCTAAAACTGATAGAAAAACTATGGTTAAGTAAAACTGTAGTTGATGAACATGCTGTTCTTCGCAAGGAACTTCGTGAAGAGCTTGACGCAGTAAAGGATGAAATTGCGTGTCTCCGTGAAGAGGTTGACGAATGGCGTGAGAAGTATTATAGTCAAGTAGAAACAACAAACGAATTATTGTTTGAGGTCAGTGTATTAAAAACTCGTCTACGCAAATATGAATCAGATTCAGGCGAGTTTTCTAAAGATGATTTCTAAGGTATACACTGTGACTGTGGTTGACCTCCGTAATCTCTTACCTTTAGGGATACGACGAACACCACTTATATGTACAGAACTTGAAGATGCAATATACGCAGTAAAAAACAATATGCAGGATTTGGCGGACGGGGCAACATATCAGTATGCAGTTGTCGAACAAACTATATTGAATGTAGTTCGTCCTAACATCGAAGGTAGTGGAACCAGACTTTGGTACAAGTATAACTCAGTAATAGATGAGTTTGAACCATGCGATGTACCTATCGCACTTCGTAATCAAACTGGGTTCGGTATCGGATAACTAAGAGGTGTATGTGAGTAATTTTATATTAGGTTTATTGGCAGGTGCGTTTGTAATTGGAACAACCACAACAATTATATTGATGGTTAAAGCAGTCGCTATATTAGCAGAGACACTAACCATTATTAAAACCATCTATATAGAAGGGAATAAAACACAGCAGATGGTTCAAGCTACTATGGAAGCATCAGAGAACTTTGTTGATGCATTGAACTCCGCAACCGTAGAAATGGAAAAGCAGCAGCAACAACAGATGCAACAGCAAGGATTTTTCCAAGTGTTTAAGACACAAGATGGTAAGCACATAGCACCATCCTTCGAAAAACTAATAGAGAAAATGAAAAACGATCCTGACTATCGTAAGATAAGTGAAAAGGATATGGATGAACTTCGTCGTTTATTTGAAGATAATTCAAACGATGAAGAAGATGATAGTGATGAACCACAAGAACCCTGGAAAGGGGAGGATAAATGATACCTTCTGATAAAGAAATCGAAAGGTTGGTCAAGAAATTAAGTGGAAAACATCCACCAAAGCAACAAAAAATAAAGATGGAAAAAGAGGAACACGATGAGGAAATTCGTCGTGCATCAGCAGACGATATTTTTCGTGAAATGAAGAAGCTGCCGTTTTCTGGCTGAACCTCACTACATATAATACACATCCCGCATGAGCTCGTGTGGGCAATCAAATACAATTTAAAAACTGCATACTAAGTTTTTAGGGGCTTTCTCCTGCCCGCACGTGCATTATAAGAAAGAAAAGAAAAAGAAGCAAAAAGAAAAGAAAGAAAAAAATATGAATAAAGAAAAAGCTAAAGAAATAATAAAACCAGGATGGCATAAGCTAATAGATAAAGCTTATGCTATAACTGATATACTATCATTTGCGCAAATAGTAGATGTTAGTACGAATCATTCTATGCTGCAAATTCATTTCACTTCAGCCCTTGACAAGTCACAGCAGTACGTGTTAGATTGTATCTCATACAAGATAGAAAGAGAATCGGCAAAGATATGTGAAGAATGTGGACTGAATGGTTTTAGAAGAAAAGATATACCGCATTCACCTTGTTTATGTACAGCGTGTTATACTATTCAGTATAATGAAAAGATGGAGTCCGTGTCACCACAGGTGACGAATCAAGAACCTCAATAACGAGGTATATATGTTCTACACAGCAGAAGATGTACAACCCGCAGTAAACGCAGCAGTTAAGATGTTTGGTCGTCAGGGACGTATGGACACAGGAAAGAATGTTTTCTACAATGTGTCTGTATTCACCAGAGAGTACGGCAAGTTGTGGTACGGAGACATCAGTAAAGATGGAATTGAGGAAAAGCTTAAGATGCTTTCAGCCTCCATCAATATGAATGTCTCGTTGGTAGATGAACATTTCGAAATCATCTCTACTAACTAAAAAATATTTAATATCCAACAATCTTTTCAAGGGTATTGACAACGTGGTGAAGATGTTGTATGTTTAACGTGTACTGAGTGAGACAGTTCCGAAGCCCACGCACTATGGCGATGACGCTCGAACAAATATCGGATATCTTACAAAACTTTTTATAAAGAGGTTATTTTTATGGCAAAGCGCAACAGCAAGACCCGTAGCGACTTCTCGATGAACCGCTACTTCAACACGACCGAGTTCGAGGCTACCGCTCGTCGGATGACTTCGTACCTCCGCTCACTTTCGAACCGCCGTTCGTCGGGTATCGTCACCGCTGACGATGTGAACGCCTACCTCACCCGTGAGGGTGTCCACCAGAAGCAGGTTCGTACCCGCCTTTCGTTCATCAACGCTGTCCTCGCTGGCAGTGGTGAGTTCGAGCAGAACGGCACGGTCGCTTCGGCCCGTCCCGCTGCTAAGGGTCGCACCATCACGGCTTGGACCGCTGCGTAATCTACGCTAAATCCAAAAAACTTAAACGGAAGGGCTAACGCTCTTCCGTTTTTGTTTTATTGCTTGATATTTATATTAGTAAGGTTATTCACAAGGAGTTAGGTTATGGCATCACAATTTCATGGTAATGAAGTATTTCTACGCTCGTTGACCACTGAACAACTAGAGCAAATTAAACAAGAAGCTGCGACCTTATCTAAAGGACACGAAGCAGCCATCAAAGAACAATTAGAACGTTTAAATATTAAGTAATTATGCGATTACATCTACTAGGTATTCCGCATACTCAAACTACTTACGAGTTCAGCCATTGTGCGTTTACTGGTAAGGTAAAACGGTTTGCCCCAATGATGCAATCGGTAGGATATGACGTTATTCATTACGGGGTAGAGGGAGCACATAGTGGGGCAACCTATGATGTGAATCTAATGTCGTTTGATGAATGGGCGGGAATTAGAACAAAATTATTTAATGAAATATACGGTAATCGTGATGCCATGCCATCCGACTTTATCGGTGATTTAGCGAATACTGGTAATGAATTGTATCAAACGTTCAATGCACGCTTAAAGATACAATTAGGAAGAAATCTTGACACACACGATATTATTTGTTTACCCTTCGGATTTGCCCACGATACGGCTATTAAAGATTTTCCAAATCCAAAAGTAGAAACTGGTATCGGTTACCCAAACTCATACCAAGACTTCAGAATATTTGAAAGTAATGCGTGGTATCATTACGAGATAGGTCGTGAAGGTAGAAGTGGTCACGATTATCATTGGGTCATTCCAAACTACTTTAAGGTTGACGATTGGGACTTCAATCCAAACCCAGAAGGATATGTCGCATACTTTGGTAGATTATCAAATATTAAGGGAGTGCATTTTATATCAGAAATAGCCAAAGTTCGTCCTGATTTAAAGTTTAAAATTTGTGGACAAGGTGACCCAACTCCATATTTAACTTCACCAAATATTGAGTATGTTCCACCTATTCACGGACGAGAGCGTTCAAAGTTTTTGGGTAACGCAATGGCAGTTATAATGCCAACACGTTATGTAGAACCATTTGGTGGAGTTACCGTAGAAGCAGAACTCTGCGGAACACCAGTATTGGGTTCTTCATACGGAAGTTTTACAGAAACGGTTGAACACGGAAAAACTGGATATCAATGTAGAACACTTGGTGATTTCTTAGCAGGATTAGAGCAAATTGAAAATGGTGCAATCGACAGAGCATATGTCCGTAATTTTGCAGTAGAACATTTTGATATGTACAAGTTGGCTCACAAATATGATGGTGCATTTAGACAAATTAATGATATATCAACTGATAAGGGATGGTATAGTAGACGTTCAATGATTGGACCAATCACGAGGGTCGTATGAATAAAATTGGTGTAGTAGGATTGGGTTATGTGGGAACAGCGGTGCAGAAAGGTTTTGAATCTACACACACCGTCCTAACATACGATATCGCAAAAGAATGCACAGAAGATTCTGTTTCTAGTTTAGCAAACAAAGTTGGTATTATTTTTATATGTGTCCCGACACCAATGAATCTAGATGGAACATGTAATACGGATATAGTAGAATCTGTGTTAAAAGAAATATCAACACGTAACGAATCCGAAAGTTCGGCACCAATATGTGTTCTTAAATCTACAGTCACACCAGGAACAACAAACAGACTAGCAGAAAAATTTATTAATTTGACTATCTGCTTCAACCCAGAATTCCTAACCGAAAAAAACTATATCAACGATTTTGTATCTCAGGTTGATATTATTTTAGGATATACTCACAATAGTAGACAAGTAAAAATGGTTGATGATGCATATTGGCAACGGTTCCCAAATTCCAGTATTCGTCACACAACGGCAAAAGAAGCAGAGATGATTAAGTATGTGGCAAATACTATGCTGTCTGCAAAGGTTGCATATCTCAACGAAATATATCAGATATGTCAAAAGGTTGGTATAGAGTATAGTAACATCGCAAAAACTTTAAAGTGTGATACACGACTAGGAACATCACACTGGGAAGTTCCAGGACCAGATGGGCACTTTGGATTCGGTGGAACGTGTTTTCCAAAAGATATAAATGCTTTGATTCAATTTGCAAAGGAAAATAGTCAAGACGTTCCTTTACTAGAAGCTGTCTGGAATAAAAATCTTGAAGTACGACCTGAAAAAGATTGGGAACTTGATAAAGGTAGAGCAGTAGTATAAAATATTATTGAATACTATATATTAAGACCGACTTGACAAATGAGTTCGGTCTTTTTATATTTAAGTGTAGATATTTATAGTAGTTAGAAGGGCCTGTCATGGTTTCGACGGGATGTAGATGACTAAGCTTTGTATCCAGTTTGGTAATACTGGTGAAACAGACCACAAATTTCAACTGGCAACTCATACAGCCAACCTCTCGCCCTCGCTGCGTAAGCAGTAGAGCCGAAGGACCGATGACCTGACCCATATAAGGGTAATCGGACTTATCATATGGTGTAGTGTTAGTAACGGGTAGTAGCTAACATCAAACACAACTACCCTACGTCCGACTTATGTTTGTTCCTTGTCAAGAGGCGGATGAAACTAAACAAGGAACTATGTGCATAAACGCTTAGTAGGAAGCAGTCTCGGACGAGGGTTCGACTCCCTCCAGGTCCATTAAAATTGACGGTTGTGTTAATAATTTGAAGGAGGTAGAGATGTATGTGTTCAAAATTATTCAACGCATCTTCAATCAAATATTTCCTCCTATGTCAGTAGAAACTACAACCTTGTTGTTAGAAGAAGCAGACATAATAATGAAGGAAATAAAAGAAGCAAGAAAGTTGGCAGATTTACTAAGAATTAAAGAAATTTTAAGAAAGTTTCGTGGTGCAGTAGAACTAGCAGGATCACCAAGAGAAGTAAAACAAAAATTGGTTTTTTTAGAAGCACAGTGGAACAGGCAATTTAGACTGTGGAAAGCAAATGGTAATCGGTTCTAAAGTTTCTAGTAAAAGATATATCTGGTTACGAGTTCCAAGAACGGCAACAGTAGCATACGGAAAGATATTTTTTCCAGACGGAAATTACGAACATACTCATAGTAACTACTTTTATGAAAGAGATAGATACGGTGAACTACCAGCGTTTTCTGTTGTAAGAAATCCGTATGATAGGTTTGTATCCTCAGTAAAGCACATATATAAACAGCAGTTGGTAAATGGTACATCTGGGAAATACAAGTTCACAATACCATTTACCGATACAAAAACACTGTATACCTTTTTTGAAACTAATTTGAAAGTACTACGAGATATAGACAACAACGTAGAACACAAAAGAATTTTTCAAACAGAGGATTTAAGTTTTGTAAAGATGTTTTTTAGGTTACAAAAAAATTTTGTAGGGTATTCACAAGTAAAAGTGTTCAAGTACGAAGAGCTAGAGGAATTCAATTACTGGATACAAACTGAGTTGGGATTAGACACAGGTAAAGTGAGCATACTTAACAGCTCATCTGAAGAGTTGTCTCATATTAACTTCTCATCGGATGAATTCAAAGAACTTACATATAAGTTATTTGAAGAAGATTATAAATTTTTTGGTTACGTTCAACATTAACTAGGAGGCACTATGGACGAAAATAATATCCCCACGGGTGAGTTCGTCAGTGAAGGCACTCCCGCAAGACCAGGTGAAGAACACTTACCGGCAGAGTTGAGAACCTATGGTATTATGGACTCTAACGGATATAAGATTCTTACAAATATGGGTATTCACGGCGGTGGTGGTATCACTTCAGAAGGCTTCGACTGACCCATGTTACGTAATTGGGTAGTCCAGTTTGGACACGCCCCAGGTGACAGAGCAGGAGATGAACGTGTATCTCCTGAAGATAGAGGAAAGTATATTTCACAAGTAGGCTACTATTTTGGATGGCAACCTCCTCCCGGAATGAGTTGGATTGTTGAAGTTACCAAAGATTTACACGGTAAGCATCCTGGTAGATACATAGCTTGTTTTATGAGATATATGACAGATGGTGAAGCAGAAAAGATGCTTGGAACTAACTACGAAAAGTATCAAGCACCAGTAGTAAAACCAGCGGCAACGCACGAAGAATTCTTACGTGGACAACTAGAAGCAATTCAAAAACAACTCACTCAATATGAGCAACAAACTCAAACCACAGAAGTTTCAGAGAATTGTGAAGTATGTCCAATAGAAGAAACAACTAACGAAACACAACCAGAAACGTAAGAGGTATGTATGTTAAAGAAAAAGGTTACGAAGTTTACTGGTAGTAAGTTAAATGTGATGGAACGTAAGGCACTTGTTTGTCAAGAGTGCAATATTGTCACGGTTACGGTAGCAAACGATATCGCTGCCGTAACCTGTGCATATTGCGTACAAAAGTCTATTGAACCACCAAAGTTTTATACACCGAAACCAGAGGGTGAAAAGTTTCCTCGTGGGTGGCATTTTAAACAACGATATGTGCATACAGATGGTCGTGTGTTCTGTAAAGGTGTAGAAACTGGTGAGACTGATACACCAGAAGTACCAAAGAAGAAAAAGGTAGTTAAGAAAAAGACACCTAAAAAGAGGAAGTAAATGTTAAATCTACCATCGAAACCATTTCCAGTAATACAAAAGTTTTTGCATGAAAACAAACTTGTAGTTTACAAATATTTGGTAAAACAAGTACGAAAGGGTATTCGTGAAGATTTAGATAAAGTAGAACTATTTCAGATTACGCCGATGCACTCACACCAAAAACACACAGCAGTAGTGAAAAAAGAAGATTATGAAAATGTTTTACAAGATGCGATGAAACAAGCGATTAAAGAAGAAGATTATGAAACAGCAGCAAAAGTAAGAGATACAATACAGTTCTACAAAGAAAAAAGTATTACTAAACTCTTAAACGATACAAAACCAGAGGAATAAAATATGGCTATGGCGTTGGATTCAACTAAATGTGTTGTCCTAAATGCCACGTATGAGCCCATAACAGTTGTGACTTCGAAGCGAGCACTATTGTTATTTTTGGAAGGAAAAGCTATCATAGTCGAGGAACATCCAGAGTTGGTGGTGCGGTCACCAAGACAGACATTCCCTGTACCATTGATGATTGCGTTGGTACGCTATATCAAGGGCCGCCGTGTATTTAAGACACCAGCTTTACTCACACAGAAAAACCTATTCGTTCGTGATGCATACACTTGCCAATATTGTAATCGGCATAAGAGTGCGTTCCGTCCTAGTGAATTTTTGACTCGTGACCACGTACATCCTGTTGCAAAGGGTGGTCAAGACAAGTGGGAAAATGTGGTGACGAGTTGTAGTACCTGTAACAATAAGAAAGCAGACAAGTTGTTAGAAATGACTACGATGAAACTGGCAAAACAACCTGTCACACCTACAATTTTTGAGCTGTGGACAAAACAACAGGCACGAACTAACCGAGCAATAATGGTTGCATAACTATGCTGATAACATCTAAAATTGATGATACAAAATGGTTATGGGTCAACGTTCCCAAGACTGCTTCTACGGCAGTAATGAGAACGTTTTTCCCATTAAAGGAAATAAACGAGCAAGAACATCAAACGTATAATCATTTGATAGACATTCACGGAAGTTTTGATGCTTTCACTACTGTTAGAAATCCCATTACACGCTTTAAGTCCGCTCTCAATCACACATTGAATGTTTGTGTATGTGGAAAATGTAAAATATCGGACAGACCTGTTGATAAAATAGATATTATACATTTCGTAAGTGATATGCTAAAACTAAAAAGTCAGAAAACAGATTTTTTTAGAGCCGTTTATATGAACGGAGAAAGTGATTATCAAATGAATGTCGCTAGAAGTATGGAAAACAGGTTTAGTAAGTATCTTATACCAAGTGGAGTAAATTGTTTACGAATTCCAGCATATGTTTCACAAACATTTATATTGAATGGTCCGCAAAATAAATTGCATATATTTAAGTATGAAAACCTACAAGAATTGTCGGAATTCATACAAAATAAATTGGGATATACATTTAATAATATTATTTATCGAAAATACACCGATAAATTGGGGGTTGACTTTTTAGACCCTACCCTGTTAGATTTACTCCACGAGCTGTATCGTGAAGATTATGATAACTTTAACTACGGGAAACGGTTATGATGGATTACGAAGAGAAGGCTAAGAAAAACTTGGAAAAGTTCAACGCATTTCTTGCTGACGATCCTCGTGTTGAAAAGTTGAATGAAATGTACGAAGTTTTCGGTGAACAACTACTTTCCGCACCCGCATCTGGTAAGATTCACTACCACAATGCATTTCCTGGGGGGTATCTCGATCACGTAGTTCATGTCGCGGAGACTTCTATGAAGGTGGCTACCGCGTATAAGGCTATTGGTGGCGAAATTGACTTCACCAAGCAAGAAATGATTTTTGCAGCACTTCATCACGACCTTGGAAAGCTCGGTAATGAGACAGGTCCATATTACCTTGACCAAGATAGTGATTGGCATCGTAAGCGCGGTGAAATGTATACGTACAATGATAATATTCAGTTTATGACAGTCACAGATAGAGCATTGTATCTTTTACAGAAGTTTGAAGTTCCTATCACAGAAAAGGAATGGTTAGCAATCAAGATGTCCGATGGTTTGTATGATGATGGAAATAAGCCATACTATAAGCCGTATCAAAAGTATGCGATGAAAACAAATCTTCCGTATGTCATCCATTGGTCTGACCACATGGCTTGTACGGCAGAACGTGACGCAGGAATGTTTTAATAGTTGATGCACTTGTGGCGGAATTGGGAGACGCACCAGCCTTAGGAGCTGGCGCCGTGAGGCGTGTGGGTTCGACCCCCACCGAGTGCATTTGTGGTGATTGTAGCTCAGCTGGCAGAGCAGCGGATTGTGGTTCCGCGGGTCGCGGGTTCGAGCCCCGTCAGTCACCCGTACAAAAAGGAGAATTGTTATGGCAAAACAAAAAATAAATGAAAATTGGAATGTCCAGTATTATTCACGTGATTCTCAATCAAACGAAGATATTTTAAATTTAAATATGTCGTGGGAAAATCGTGATATTGATGGAGTGAAGAAAAATTTAAATATCTGGTTGTCTGCAATAGGCATACCACTCCAAGTGACAGATAAAAAGTAATCGCTGACATAGCTCAGTTGGTAGAGCACCACTTTGGTAAAGTGGAGGTCACCAGTTCAATCCTGGTTGTCAGCTCTGCCTCAATAGCTCAACTGGATAGAGCACCTGACTTCGGATCAGGGGGTTGTGGGTTCGAATCCTTCTTGGGGCGTTATACCCGCGTAGCTCAGTTGGATAGAGCAACAGCCTTCTAAGCTGTGGGTCAGAGGTTCGAATCCTCTCGCGGGTGCTAATCTATGGAGGTTGTATGTCGTATCCGTTGACAACAAGAGTACATAGTATAAAAAAGGACATGCTTCCTTACACATTTATTGATGATGTATTTACAAACGAAGAATTAAACCAAGTAATAAATTATTGTAATACTTTAAGTTTGGGTGATGCAACGGTAGGTGAAGGACGAATTGCACCAAACTATAGAAAGTCTAAAGTAAACCAGTTTAAGGTAAATAATCAAAATAATTGGATATTTGATAGATTACAAACAGCGGCAACTTATGTAAATAACGAATTTTTTAGATTTGACTTGATTGGATTTGACAAAATTCAATACACAGAGTACAGAGATCAAAATGATTTATATGATTTTCACGTAGATTGTTGGATGGGCGAGAATACACCAGCTGACCATATGTTTCCGAGAAAGTTATCGTGCAGTCTCATACTGTCAGATTCAAACGAATATGAAGGTGGTCAGTTTGAAGTTATGTACACCAAACAACCAGAAGAAGTAAAACAAATAAAAAATAGACTAATTACATTTCCGTCATACATGCTACATAGAGTAAAACCAGTAGTAAAAGGAACACGTAAATCATTAGTATTTTGGGTCATTGGCCCTAAATTTAAATAAGGTGCGATGGCCGAGAGGCTGAAGGCACGGGTCTGCAAAACCCTTGGACTAAACATCCCGCGTCAGTTCGAATCTGACTCGCACCTCTTTTCAGGAGAAACTATGACAAGACTAACACCAGAAATTGTAAAGAATACAATTGTTACGGTTATTTGTGTTCTCACCATAGTTATGTTAGCCACCGCACTGATAGTTGGTGAAGTTAACAAACCAGAAGTGCTACAAGGTGGTGATATTCAACACGCTATGGAGACAGGACAATTTTAATGAAGAAACTTTTATTTACGAAACCGATTACATTGTCGGACACCGCAGAACATAGAATTCATACTCGTAAGTGGTGGGCGATACTGATTTTGGTTGTAGGTGGTTTATTGTTAGCAGGACGAGTACCCGTCCCGATGTCGTTAAGTTATACTTTACTGTTCTTCGGTCATGCTGGAATGTTGCATAGTTTCTGGGAGAAACGAGATTATCCTATGGTTATCGTCAACCTTGTTTGGCTTGGTGTTGATGCCTTAGGATTCATACGATGGTGGAATATGTAACAAATGACAAGACAATGTGGAAGTTGTACCAAATGTTGTGATGGTTGGTTAACCGCCGATGTATACGGACACAAAATGGAACCAGGCAAACCCTGTCCATTTGTTGGTGACCATAAATGTACAATATACAATAAGCGACCACAATTATGTAGTGATTTTAAGTGTGGGTGGTTAAAAGATGATGGAACCTTGTTTGATGAATGGCTGCGTCCTAACAATACTAATGTTATATTCGTTCATTTCAAAATTGATGATATCGTGTGGTATCGTTTGGCCGAAGCAGGTGCAAAAGTAAACACAATACTGTTAAGTTATATAATTCAAATATTTACAAAAAATAATGTAAATTTAGAATATTGGATAAACGGAGCGCAGTTTCTTATAGGTACGCAAAAGTTCAAAGACTTGGTTAAAACACACCACAACTAATTTGTAAACGGCAGGGTAGCTCAGTTGGTGAGAGCGCACGACTCATAATCGTGAGGTCGAGGGTTCGAATCCCTCCCCCGCTATAACACGGAGAATGTATGTTTATTATTAAGTTCAACGATATTGAAACACCAACACAGTATGCAACACGTGAAGATGCGGTACGAGAATTAATAGGTATGTTTGGTGATATTGAATTGGATGAAATGAATATTGCGTTCTGGCCTAGTGTATCGGCACGAGGATACACAAAGATAGAGATAGTAGAACAATAAGGGAGTGCCGCAGAGTTGGAGGACTGCAACAGACTGTAAATCTGTCGCCAATAGGCCTAGTAGGTTCGAATCCTTCCACTCCCATATAGGCGCGTAGCTCAGGTGGTTAGAGCACTGACCTGATAAGTCAGGGGTCGCTGGTTCAACTCCAGCCGTGCCTACTTTGCACCGTTAGCTCAACTGGTAGAGCATTCGCCTCTTAAGCGACAGGTTGTAGGATCGTCCCCTACACGGTGCATACGCCAAGATAGCTCAGTTGGTAGAGCGCCAGCCTGAAGAGCTGGGCGTCGGGGGTTCGACTCCCTCTCTTGGCATTACATAGGAGAACGTTATGTTTAATGCAGCATTATTATTTTTTATTGTATTCGTCGCATACCGATGGGTAAAAGGTATAGAAAATATGAAAAATCTTCACCCAGACTACAAAGGTGAGGACTTCCCGTGATATACGCTATTATTACATTTTTAATAATAGCTATTACTATAAGCTTGACAACGGCTTGGATAGCAGTTATATTAGAAAAGGACGAGTTTTAGGGTCTATGGTGTAATTGGCAGCACAATGCTCTCCAAAAGCATTAGTCAAGGTTCGAGTCCTTGTGGGCCTGTTTCATTCCCAGTTAGCTCAGTTGGTTAGAGCATCTGACTGTTAATCAGAGGGTCGGGGGTTCAAGTCCCTCACTGGGAGCTTTACAAAACAACAATGAGGTTATTATGAATTTGACACCGAATGATAAGTTGAAGTTAGAAGCAGCATTAAAAGATATGGCAACGTCTATGACCCGTGTTGCCGCAGAACGTGACTTGCAAAAGAATGTGATTGGAGACATCTGTGAAGAACTCCAACTCAACAAGAAGGTATTCCGTAAGTTAGCACGTGTATATTACAAGCAGAACTTTGATGATGAAGTTGCAACGCACCAAGAGTTTGAAACCCTTTACGAGACGGTAACGCAAACCACTAAGCCCTAAGAGGTGACGTATGAATCGGTTATGGATGTTGTTGTTCGTTCTAGTAGGATGTTCATCACCAACGCAACCGCAAGTTGTACAAAATTATGAACTTAACTTTGTAAAAGATATAGATACTATTTTTGTAGATGTATCTGGTGGACAAGTAGTTAAACATCTAGGTGCGTTTACCAATGTTCGTAGTCGCAGAATGGTTTTAATCAGTAGTAATATTTTTGTTCAAGCAACGGCAGGTTTTGGTCAGATTGATACCGTGTCTACTGTGAATGGTATATCACATACTAACAATGGATATGTTGGAACTGCATTTGGCGCATTTCCAAATATGATTGGTATGACCGCAACGATTATAGCTAAAGTAGTTGACGATAGTAAAACACCAGAGGAGTTTAGATATCCACATTTACGAAAAGTTTTAGCAGTGGATACTATGCGAGTATTGATACTTCCTCGAAAATAGTAGGTTGGGGTGGTAGCTCAATCGGTTAGAGCACTGCACTGTCACTGCAGAGGTTGCGGGTTCGATTCCCGTCCATCCCGTGTCACACCACAAAGGAGTGTATTATGAAACGTATATATTTGAGTAGTAAAGAAAACAAAATCGCTGGAGTCTGTGGTGGGTTTGCGGAGTCATTAAATATTGACCCAACCCTCATCAGACTTTTGTTTATTGCGGCATTTCTTTCACCACTCCCGGCAGTCATTTTTTATCTTCTATGCTGGATAGCAATTCCAAAAGACCCAGGATACGAGAAGGAGTAAGTTGTGAAGCTATTATTTTTATCCGCATGTGGAAAAACAAAAGAAGCAGAAGATAATGGATATATCAATTTGTATCTTGCATCACTGAAACAATATATCGTTCCACATTTCGATGTGAAAGTTATTTTGTTTAACAACGCACTTAATCAAAACTCCAGCGAAAGTCAAACATTTCAACGAGTAAAAGAGTTTGGGTTGGAACATATAGTAGAAGTAAAGAATATGTACGAAATGGGACTACCACAGGAATCTGTAAACTTTCTTGATAATTTGCATTGGTTTGGTAAAATTGGTATCAATATGAATATGTTATTCGATTATGCCAAGATGAATAATTTTTTTGATGCGGATTGGGTTTTCCACTTCGATACAGATTTAGAGTTTTTACCAAACTTTAAAGATGTGTTAATGAGTATTGATGAAGTTAGAAAAGTAAATAATGAAGTTATGATAACAGCTGGTGGTGACACCTACCCATACAATATACGATACAAGGATACAGAATTTATTTTCGATGAACCATCACGAATAAATATTTATGATGCATCCACTCTTAGCCATCACTTTAATTTACGCAAGCTGAAGGTTAATAAACGCAATGAGGGATCAGACACATCCGCCTATATGAACAACGAAAGGTTGGTATTCAACCTACAGCAACAAAAAATACGTAATGATTTTGTTGGGTACTCCAAAGACGCTGCAAGGTCTAATTTATTTAATTGGATTGGTTGTCACTATTCAAGTAACTTTGAGGCTCTCGGACATTTGAAAGACGATGAAGAAGCAAAGTATTTACAACAACTGTGGGAAGAAAAGGGAAGTCCAAATCTTCAACTTACAATAAGTCACGATAAGGGTTCGTTACCACAATTTTTCTTACAAGGATCAAGTCATAACGTAATAAAAATACAAGTTCGTGGATATTCGGATATGGCTAAACATTTTAGTTCCGGGTATTATGAGGAAACACCATACAGAAAATATTCAGAACAACGATTGAAAGAACATTACACCGACACACAACACATCTGGGAAAAAGATTATTTGACAAAAGAAGAAATAGAATCTAGAATTTTTAATTTACAAAACGAAATCCAACGATTACAACAAATGTTAAATTAGCAGTAGGGACAGTTGGCTGAGTGGTCTAAAGCAGGAGATTACTAATCTCTCGTACCGAAAGGTACCGTGGGTTCGAATCCTACACTGTCCGTTTTAAATGGAGTATACAATGGCTACACATAAAAGAAAAGGACATACTAGAAAACCAAGAAAATCTTGGCAAGCTAGTATAAAAGTAAAATCAACAACTGTTAAAAATCCGCGTAGAAAACGTAAATAATTAGTATTTATTTAGATGGGGGTTGACAATTAGCAGTCCCCTAGTTATATTACTGGTGTAGGGTAAACGCCTCCATAACTCAATTGGTCAGAGTAGCTGGCTTTTAACCAGTAAGTTCTAGGTTCGAGTCCTAGTGGGGGCACTGTTGATTAAAAATTGAAAGTTAGTTGTAGAGCTTATCCGCGGTAGGAAAACCCCGCGCTACACGATTTAAGCGACCCTTACGTGAGACACCACTACAACGGTGCAGGGGAAGTTTCCGTAAGTAGTAGTCCTCGTATGTAGACAAACGTTCGGTGAGGATGGCACCAACGATGATAGATAAGTTCTTCTCTATAAAATGAGAGGATACTATAACAACTCATCCATACGCCCTGGTGGTGGAATGGTATACACAGCAGACTTAAAATCTGCCGGCCTCACGGTCTTGCGAGTTCGAGTCTCGCCCTGGGCATTAGTCTGTAGGAGAATGTATGATTAAGTATTTAGTAAAGATATATTTTGAAGGTGGTGTAACATCCTTCACATATTACGCAGCAGAAGCAACCGAGGCTATTACACAGTTTCGTAATGACCCAGATGCACAAAAGTTGTTAGAAGGAAAAGTATTGACGCATTATGAAGTAGGACCTGTTTGATAGTTGCGGGTGTAGCTCAGTGGTAGAGTCCGTGCTTGCCAAGCACGTTGTCGTGGGTTCGAATCCCATCGCCCGCTCTTGGAGAATTTATGTTTGATATGTTTAATAGAGTAATCTCACAACGAGGTTACACAAGATACCTAGAAATCGGTGTTAGTAATGGTGGAACATTCTACAACATAGAATGTCAAGTAAAGCATGGTGTGGATCCTAATAATAAGGATATGCTTTACCCCATTACATCCGATGAGTTTTTTGAAAACTGTAATCAAACATATGATATAGTTTTTATTGATGGTGACCACGAGTGTAATCAAGTCTTACGAGACATTGATAATAGTATTAAACACTTGTCACCAAATGGTATTATCTTTATTCACGATACAAAGCCGCACACGGAGTTGATGCAACAATCACCGATGCCCAACAATCTTTGTGAAAGAGGATTGTGGACTGGTGATGTGTGGAAAGCTATCGCAAAGTTTAGAAACACAAGAAAAGATTTTACAGTTAGAACATTTGACATAGAACTTGGATTGACTATATTAGAACGTGGTGAGGGAACGCTGATAGAAATACCAGATGAACTCACTTATGATTGGTACTTGACAAATCAAGATTATGTGTTAAATTTAATTCCGTACAATACGGGCCTGTAGCTCAGCTGGGAGAGCGCCTGATTTGCATTCAGGAGGTCATCGGTTCGATCCCGTTCAGGTCCATAGTTGGGTGGTTAGCTCAGTTGGTTAGAGCATCTCGTTTACACCGAGAGGGTCGGGGGTTCGAGTCCCTCACTACCCATTTACCATAAGGAGGTTATTATGAAAGCACGTGTAGTTGAAATGTTACGAACACAAGCGGAAGCAGAACGCCAGAAGGCGTTACTTTCACTCGAATTGTTGATGGATTATTCCGCTGGTATTGGTGACCATTCCACCGGCGATTTTTATAAGAACGCAGAAGAAGCATTACAAATGCTTGTTGATGCAGACGATAAGTTAGAAGCTCTTGACCGTTACTTTGGTGGTGACGTAATCGCAGAATAAAAGTAGTCGCGGGTGTCGTATAACGGCTATTACCCCAGCCTTCCAAGCTGGTGACGAGGGTTCGACTCCCTCTACCCGCTCTTTGCTCTTGTGACGGAACCGGCAGACGTAGCGGACTCAAAATCCGCCGCCCTCAAAGGCGTGTGGGTTCGACTCCCACCGAGAGCATAACGGGGAGTAGCTCAGTTGGTAGAGTGCACGCTTTGGGAGCGTGATGTCGCAGGTTCGAGTCCTGTCTCCCCGACTAACAAGGAGAATATATGAAAGTGGTAGAAGAATATTTTGATGCATTCGTCAATAAAGATTTAATAAGACTATCAGAACTTTATAGTGATGATATTGTCTTATCTGAATGGGATGAAAATGTTTTCGCTGGTAAAGAAGCCGTATTACAAGCCAACGCAGATTTATTCAATAAGTTTGAGAAAATTGGTATACTTGTAAAAGCACGTGGAGAAAGTGGAAATATTTCATTAAACGAAATAATCGTAAATCTAGACGATGTATCAGTAAAAGTGGTTGATAGCATAACTGTTGTAGATGAAAAAATAGTTTATATAATGGCATATCGTGGATTCTAATACCAAAAAGATATTTATATTGTAATACGGTTCTGTAAATTTACACAAGAGAAAAATATATGAAATATGCAGTTTTTTCAACTTACAGAACAGCTAGTACTCTTATGCATGAAATAATAAGAAATCATTTCAGCATAACAGATTTGGGTGAGTTAACAGGTCATATTCCTGCCGATAAGAGAAGTGATGAAACACTTCGTCACGGATGGTTAGCTGAACAACTAGCTTTAGAAGATTACGTTGTAAAATTATTTTCATATGATTTTACAATCTCTGGATATTATTTTAATAGATCAACTTTTGATTGGTCTATATTTGATAAAATAGTACTTAGTACAAGAGCAAATGTAACTGACCAAATGTGCAGTGTCTATTATATGAAACCATGGTTACCACCGTCTGACCAAACACATCCGTTTCCAGCAGACCCTACACCAGAAGCTATAGATTTTACAAATGCGGGTTGGAATGCTCAACTTGAAAGACAAAGAAATGGACTACTCAGATTTCACGAAATAAAAACTGAATTGTTAAATAATTTTCCAACAAAAGTCTGTATTGTCCCATCAGAAATATTTAGTGATCCACAAGAAACTTACTTACCAATATTAAATTCATTGACTGGTATAGAATTTATTGCATCTGACTTTTCACCTATATCACCAAACACAACTGGATTAAATTATAGAGAAAAGTATACAAACTATGATGACTTAAAGTACATCACAGATTCTTGGGGATTGCCAACATAAGTTAGTGTGAAGATTACGTATGAGAGTAGCAGTATTTTCTACACCAAGAACTTGTAGTAGTTTGATGTGTTATATAACATCACGAAGATTTGAAATACACAATCATCGTGAAGATGTGTATACACATTTTACACAAGGAATGCAAGAAGAAAAACTTGAATTCTTAAAAACAACAGATGGTTATGTTGTTAAATTATTTTCTAGATATTTTCATAATGATAGAAATATAAGACTGAACGATATGAACTGGAATATGTTTGACTACGTTTTTATTACTGAACGAGTCAATTTGGTAGACCAGATGGCTAGTTTGTATCGTAGAATTTATGAAAACACAACATATATAAATTTACAAAGTAGTGAAGTATTAGAATTTTATTTACAACATAAAGAATATCTCAAACTGTTCTACAATATAAAGACGGATATACTATCTTTACATAAGAATGCATATGTAGTAACATATGAAGGGTTACAAAATAATCCAATAAAATATTTAAATTCTGTAACAAATTTAAATTTTATAGATAGTAATATTCCACTACCAAAAGTATTTCCTGCTGTTACTCAAACCTTAATAGATTATAAACAATATTTTACAAATTATAATGAGTTAAAATTATTTGTAGAGTCTTGGAATTTAATAAAAGATTAATGTTGGGGCTTGACAAACTCAACTACCGATGTTAGATTACTAGTATAATGGTTACGCCGCGTTCGTCTATCGGTTAGGACATAGCCCTTTCAAGGCTAGAAGGCGGGTTCGATTCCCGCACGCGGTATGAGTCAAAGGTATTACCCGCGAGTAGCTAAATGGTGAAGGCAGCGGTCTTATATACCGAAGATATGGGGGTTCAAGTCCCTCCTCGCGGACTGCTTAATTAGGAGATTTAAATGCCACATCCAAAAAAGTGCGGAAAGGGTCGTCGTAAGATTGGCTCAAAGAAACGCAACAATCGTTGGAAAAATAGAAAGCGTAAACATTAGTACTATCCGAGGCCTTTTCCCTACCTTTCACCTCGTAAATAGCCTTCGGGCGAATGGAAAGACTTTTAAAATGATAGGGCGGGTTCTAGGGTCGTTAGGCCTAGAGACTTTTTGGCTAGTTTAGTATGGAAACTAGCAGGCGGTTTGGGGAAGCTTGACGAAGTGGTGTGTCCGCCTATATATTTTTAATGAGTGAGCTGATATCTCACAACACATCCCCCGCATTGCCCTCTCGTTCAATGGCAGGACTGCGGACTTTGGATCCGCTAATCGTGGTTCGAATCCACGGGGGGCAACTCGAAGTAGGTTACATTAACTTTTTATGGAGCGTACACAATGTACAAGTTCATTCTCGCAGTCGCAGTAATCAGTCTTTCAGCATGTGCAGCAAAGGAAACACAAGGCGAAGTTGCAGCAGATAGCACTGCCGCACCGATTGTAATTACCGATTCGACTGCAAAGCTTGACACCGATTCAATCAAGTCAGCAGAAGTAAAGCCAGCAGAAGGCGAAGCAGCTAAGTAATTTTTTAAGGTTTCCCACGGCGAATCTAGAAAACGGGGAAATTAAAATGGGACATACTCTTGAACGCCGGTCCCTACCTTTTTTGCGGTTCTAGTGTAATAGATAGCACGGTTGGCGTCCAGCTAACAGGTCCGGTGCAACTCCGTGGAACCGCTCTTAAAGGGATTCTGTCACTTTGATGGAATCCCTTTTTACCTAAAAGGAGGGTTTATGCATCCAAATGAATTAAATGTATTACAAAACACCGAATTGTTTATGGAAGAAGCAACAAAGCTCGGAGAACAGTATATTGAAGCATTAAAAGAACAGATTTCTCGTCAAAAGGAAAGAAAACAGAAGTAATCTGATATTTAAGTAAGTCTATATTTTGGAGAGGTTATGCAGAAACCAACTAAATATGTAAAAGCAACATTGACAAATAGTTGTGTCCCTGCGTGTCTCGCAATGGTCACGGGTAAAACACTCACACGGGTCATCAAAGAAATTTACGAGCACTGGGAAAACGAAGGACGGTATTCGGGGATTGAAGATAATATCGTTGACCAGTATCTTTCTAAAAACGGATATGCAGTTCAACGAATCGGCCACGAATACGAACCGAATAAGTTGTTAATTCCAAAATGGCCGGTCAAACCATTCGCTCCAATTCATATTGTAGACGTTTGGTCAAGTAATCCACCAGGAATGCACG